CGGTCGTGGATTGCGCAATGCTATACCACTTTCTTTGACAGCAGACAAGCCCCCAACGGTTTCACCTTGTATTGAATGCAGATTGTAATTTGATAAGGCTTTGGGGCTACTCCACTGTACAGCAAAAGGATTTTGCGGCTGTGCAGCCTGTTTATTGCCAAGCAGTGCATGATCTTGATGGTCACCTTCACGCGCTGACTTAATGTCTGTCATGCCGTAGTCTTTGGCTAACTCCCTCAAGGTGCTATCAGCGTGTTTGGTACGATCTGACTTTAAGCCTACGGGCTGCAGAAACACCATTTGCACATCGGCTGTGCAACCTTGTGGGCATACCGGCTCAACACCTTCAAAAAATCCATGTGCTGGGCATTTGTAGTCATGATAAACGGCCATGTTTTCTCCTTATCTGGTTATCGAGTGATTCACGTTGATAGTCTTGCGACTTAGGGCGTATGCCCATATCGAGTTTGAAACCTTCGCCATTCCAAGTGATTAAATGCCTTCTCACCATCAAAGGCTTGGGTTGCTTTCTAAACTCAATGTATTTCTTACCTGCTTTGATCATGACGGCCACATCACCGTTAATCCAGTGCTCATAGCCACGATTCACACGGCGCTGCACATGCTCGGTAAGCGGGTAATTCTTGTTAATAAACACATCACGCAAGTGCAAGGGGTTTAAGCCACATAAGTCTGCAAATAGGCGTACTGAGATACCTCGCTTTTTATCGCGCAGGAACTTTTCAATCACCACCATCATCTGTTCTTTGTTAAGGGCCAACGCCAATAGCCTTCAAGTAAGTATTGATCTGACGATCCATGATGGGTTCTTGTATGGGTGACCTCACTTCTTCTTTGCGATCACGAGTCATACGCATCTGCAAGAGCCTTGGCATGACTTGCTCGGCAAAGGCAACGCAAGCAAGCGCAGTTGCAATCACCCGATCATCTTTATTGCGCCCATAGGCTGATATGCCACCCTGATCACGCACCACGGATTTCATTTCATCAAGCAAATCCATTGAATACACATTCAACATGCCGCGTTCAAAGTAGTCCTTGAAGTAATTCAGCATCCTCTCTTTGGATGAATGTGTAGTGAGATAGCCAATGGAGTTTGATAGACCGCCTAATGAGTCATTACGCCGCCACAAGTAGTGCGACATATTGCCTAGCACATCCAGTAAACCTCTTGCTTTGCGAGGCTCCATCGTCTGTGCCTGCCTTTTAAGGTTTCTCATTTCGTTAATGACTGCTTGCCCTGGCCCGTTGACTTCAAGGTTGAGGGTGGAGTTTCGATAAGCCCCTGCCAAGTAGCACACCACCCAGGCAAACTGGTAGGTGTTAAGTTCTGAGGTAGCGAATTCCGCAACCTGGTCAAGTCCATCTGCATACGCTCTAAAGATTTGGATGCAGAAACGATCTGCCCAGTCGCTGCTTCCATATGCTGGATCAGCACCGATAACGTAAAAGGCGTTGTCAATTGGCTCTTCCCATAGCTTTAAGGTTGCCATGCGCTCTGTTGAGTTAATTAACTCAGTGTCTTCAAAGTTCTGCCCCATTGAAAAGCGATAAAACCGAGGTAGCGTCTGCTTGGCAGCCTTGGCTTGATCAGTACATCTGGCATGAGAAAAGAATGATGTGCCTGTCATGATGAAGGCATAGTCTTCCGTGGGAGGAAACTCCTGATACATGAGGGCTTCATCCTTAATCCCCTCATTCATCTTCCATCGCCACCAGGCAATCTGCCTTGAATTGATCTCTACCTGGTAGAGCTTCTTAATCTCTCTTGTCCATTCCTTTTCTTCAGGACTTAGCTTGCCATCCCAGTACACCTTATAAACATCTGACTTGGCATCAGCACTGTAGAGTTCATTGCGCCACCAACCACAAAAGATGGCTTTCTGTGTTCTTGCCTTCTTAGCCACAGCCCACATGTCATGCCACATGTTGAAGCCACGCGCTGTGCTCTCAAAAAGGTAGAGCCTATTGGGATTCTTTTCTGCAAGCGATGCCAGCAATGAAGCCAATCCTTCTTCATCACCCCAAGACGATGTTTCTGTGCCATGCAGATAAGTAATACCTTTGCCACGTCCTAATGACCCCTTGGCTCGCAAGCCAGCTACCTGGTAGAAGAGTCTTGATCGGTTCTTTAAGACCATCTGATTCCTGTTATGCGTCATCAAAGGAATCTTGTACTCCGGTGGCAAGCCATCCATGTACATGGCAAGTGTGGTTCTGAACTGGTCTCGGTTCTCTTCGGTGTCAGTCGTGAGCGTTCCCTGAAACCCAGGGTTTTTAAAATGCCAGTAAAGGTCTAAAGCAAGCGATATGGTTGTAATGCCAAGCTGCCTTCCCTTAAGAATCACAAAGAAATGAATGTCATTGTTCAGACCCTTGGCGATCTCTTCCATCACATAGGTCTGGCTTCCAAGCAAACGATTGCCTAAGCGTTGAATGCCTAGCTCTTTGGTTTCTACCTTCAGTTCTTTGCAGAACTTGTAGAAGTGATTAAGGTCAAACTTCATTCAGTGCCTGGTTCATATTCGTAATAGGTGCAAACCTTCTCTGCCAGCAAGCCATCTCGGATGCAGATCAATACCACTTCCTTACCATCATCACTTTCCTTTAGTCCAATTTCTTGGCTGTAGTGGCAGTTTCTGCAATCGGGCTTCAATTCCATAGTTTTCCTTTAACCACAACACCGTCTTTTGTTCATCAGCACTCAAAGGACGTTTCTTTCTCTCTTCCTCATACCATTTCATTGCCAGATACGGATAGCTTGGATCACCTTCTGCATACTTCGTAATCCATCTCACCGCATCATCATGCTTCACTCAATCCTCCACACCCTTACACCATTCTCCACCTTCCTCGCTGTGAACTTCTTTCCCGTTCTTCTCCACTCTCTATAGTTAGCATTACATAGCTTAGATAGATCACCACCTTCAAGGTAGAAACTATCTCCTAGTTCTAACTGGTCGTAAGGATATTTAGGGCCAGTCTTCCTCTCCGGTATATCTAAACCTCTCTCTAACGTAAACATCTCGTACATCTCCATGTTGTCGATGTACTCATCATACACAAATACATATTTAAGGTAGGCAGGAAAACAGAAAATTCCTTGGGGCGGGGAGGGTAGTGGTGCACTCAAAACCACAAGCCCCGTCCCATTTGATACCACAACGAAGCTCGATCTGTGCGCTTGGTTGTGGCCAATGCCTGCCCAGATTGACCTTGAGCACATGCCTACTCATGCACTGATCGGGGGAAAGGTTGGACGGTTACCGCCCCTTGTGTCCCTTATCGAATAAATCTATTACGCGCGTGGATATAAGAGATTGTATCCATGTACCCCTAAACCATGAGTCTTAGAACTAACCACATATATCTATATATAAGAAACCCTTTACACCTATATATAGTTTTATAAATCTTAAGAGTACATCTCTAGCATGGAATATATCTTAGAGTGTATTTGTGTTCATTTGATACTAAAGTCTATAGAGCATACATGTAAAGCATGTGATTATTCTCTTACTAACTTTATAGGGGTAAATCATGGATATCGCACAAATCATCACTGACCGCATCATTGCTGAACTAGAGCAAGGGACTGCACCCTGGGTTAAACCTTGGGATGAGAATTGCGAATCCTATAACCCGATCTCAGGCACTGTATATCGTGGCATGAATCAGCTTTGGCTCGGCATGATGGGTATGGGACGTTCCAATGCTTGGCTCACATTCAAGCAAGCAAGTGATGCAGGCCTGAGCGTTAAGAAAGGCTCAAAAGGCGTTCCTATCATCTTCTGGAAGCAATTATCGATCAGTAAGAAAGATGATCTAGGCAATGATGTCAACGCCACAATTCCAATGCTTAAGCATTACTTTGTGTTCAATGCTGATGACATCGAAGGTGCAACATTCAGTAAAGGCTCAGGCAAGCTGCAAGGCTCTATCGATAGCAGGGTGCAAGCAATAGTAGATCGCCTTGCTCTCGATGGTGGCGTTCAAAAGGCTAGCAGTGCGTTTTATCAGGCAAGCAAGGATTGCATCGGTATGCCTGAGCTTTCGAGCTTTCGATCACTTGCTGACTATCACGCTACTTTATTGCATGAATGCGTTCATGCTACCGGTGCTAAATCAAGGCTCGATAGGCAATTGATGAATCGTTTTGGCAGCGAAGCCTACGCATTTGAAGAACTCATCGCTGAATTAGGCGCTGCCATGCTTTGCATGAAGACTGGCATTGATGGGCAGCTACAACATGCAAGCTATATCGAATCTTGGCTCAAAGTCTTAAAGCAAGATAAAAACGCAATCATCAAGGCAGCTAGC